GTCGTTGAGCGTTTCGACAGCCCTGCTGATCTCATTAACAGGATAGACACGCTGGTTTGCGTTTCTGATTCCGCCTTGGATACAAATACCTTTTAGGAAAAGATCCTTTGTACCATCTTTGTTCTCAGCAGACTCAACCACAATTCCTGCTTGGTCGAATGTTAGATTCTCACGAAGATACATCATCTTCAACTATCTCCTTCTTAAGAACCAATTGTGCTTTTTGCGTTATCTGAACCGCTTTCACTCTTGGCCTTAGCAGATGTCATGCTTTTTGATGCTTTTCCGCCTGGTACGTTTACGTTCCCTGCGTTATCTTCTTTAGCACCTGGAGCACTTCCACCTTTTTCTTCGCCGCCCTTGGCTATGTTTGCTGAAGTACCGCCCATATCATTTTTACCTGCTACGGGTGACTTTGCTTTGTTGTCTTCGCCTTTTGGCTCAGCAACTTTTTCGACGTACTCACGTACATTTTCTTTTTCAGCATCGTCGTCTTCATCTTTGGCTTCATAAGCAATGGACTCTTCTTCTGGCTCTTCCATATCGGCTTCGCCTTCTTCGTCACCCATTTCTTCTTCGCCTTCACCTTCGTCGGCATCACCACCTTCTTTATCGCCCATCATTTTTTCAAATTCTGAACGAAGGTCGTCTAGAGCGTCTTCTAGGTCTACAACACGGTCTTCGATGTCTTCGCCATCTTCACCTTCTGCATCACCTTCTTCGCCCGCTTCTTCACCTTCTTCGTCGCCTGCTTCAACATCAGCCATCATATCATCTGTGGCATCCATTTCAGGCTCTTCTTCAAGGTCAAGCTCTTGATCGTCGAAGTTTTCTTCGACTTTCTCTTCTTCTGAATCATCTTTTGCTTCTTCTACGTCTAGTTCTTCATCTTTAGACTCTTCTTCAGCGATGATTCCTTCATAGATATCTCTTGCTTTTTCTACAACGATATCATGGAATAATTCTTGTGCTTTTTCTTTGTCTTCATTGACAAGTAATTCAAGCATTTGTTCAAATTTATTACGATCAGACATTGTCTCCTCCTTCTATTAATTTGCGTATGGCAAGGCTGTCAATAATATTTACATATTATTTAATTATATATGTAGAAATAGGCGATTTTTTGCGATTCTTGGAAACTAAATCGCAGATGTGAGCATTTCTTGCATAGTTTCAGGTTTGATCTGCCTAAAATTATGCAATCCGTCCAAGTCCTTTGGAGTGTAATCAAAGTGATTTGTTATTACACGATAATATTTAGTATTAGGGAACTCTTTTGCTATGGTTAAGGTCTGTCTTACCCAATTTCCGAAGAATGTTGGTGCATCCGTGCTCTTTTTGTAGTGTTCCGTGTCAGCATACACGTTATTAAACTGGCCGTTATCACCGCCAAAGTCAAATCCTAGTATAAAAACCTGCTTTGCACCCTGTTGTGATGCTAGTAATAGTGCTGTAGGACCGCTTGACCACCCTCTGCTGGGTTTGAAGAAGTTAACACCGTCAGGATAATCAACTAGTCTTGATCGTTTGTTGGTCCATAGGGGTATTTTCTTGTGTACATCGTCCTTTATTATTTGCTTTACCATCGGAGGATCAACTGCTACCAGATAGTCCGGCATATAATCCTCATACATTTTATTACAACCGTATATAGGACCGTACTTTCTTAATATTTCTAATTTAAACTGTAAACGGCTTTTTCCATTACCGCACACAAACGCTGTTGACATGTAAACTGACCTCAATTTACAAGTAATTATGTATATAATAAGTGTTAGGCTGTTGCTTCTGGTGGAGTTCCGTACATCTTTTCAACGAATTCAAGTTCTCTTTCAGACTCTTCATCGTGTAGTTCAGATGCTTTGCGTAATTCATTGATCTGCTTGAGTGTTAAGCGTGTCTTTCTTGTGTCATTAAATGTCTTTACAGACACGTCTCTGCTAGGATCATACCTGTTGTCTGGTCCTGGGGCAAATGTTTCTTTATCGAAGTAAAAAAATTCTCTCAAGTTCATACTACTATTTATATCGTTCCGCCTTCTGGTGGCGGAGCCGCTCCTCCTGCTTCTGCACCACCTGCGTCAGGTGCCGCCGCTTCCATTCCTTCAGGGGCAGTTTCGTCACCTGCTCCCATTGCATCGTCTCCGATGCCTGCACCACTTACGCCAACACCTCTAAGTTCAGCGGCCGCGTCAGTGATGGTATCACCTTCCATGCCTGCTTCTTCTTTCCATAGGCGTTCATTTTCTGCAATTTCTTCCTCGGTCATTCCTAAGAAACGTTTAAGTGCAAAACGTTTGCTAAAGAAAGGTAATGCAGTTAACTGTGTAAATGTTGGTACACGAGAGTTGTCAAGTTCTGCTTGACGATAACTTGCAAAGTTCTGTGGTGATTGGAATTCCAATTCAAACATTGACGAATCAATGTTGATTCCTTTGCTGTATAGATAGCGTTTAAATTCTTGGTCAAACTGTTCTGTTAATAAACTTTGAAGTCTCTTACAATACTCGTTAAAGCGAAGTTCCTGGATGTATGCGGTACCCACCCTGCCGTCATTAAACTGACTTTGCGAATCATCTGCGCCTGTTGGCAAGTAAGAACTTGGAATACGTAATGCCCTTGCAAGTTTGTTTGTAAAGAACTTTAGATCGTCAATTTCACCTAGGTTAGTACCGCCTGGTAGCGTTTCAACCTTGGATCCACGTCCTTCTGCTGTTTGTGGAAAGAAATAATCTTCGTTTATTGAAAGTGGATTGTATGCACTGTCAATTACTGACTGTCCACCACCAGTTGCAGAAGGTATCCTTCTCTGATGGATTTCATTTTTAACTCTTTCCACAAAACTCATTGCCATGTGTGATGGCAAGTTACCTACGTCTATGTAGAACACACGTCTTTCAGGTGCTCTTTGTACACGATAGATAATGATAGCATCTTCAAGCAATTCTTTTTGCTTGTAAACCTTGAAAACTGATTCCAATAGTGAATTACCAAACGGATAATTGTTGTCCAAGCCTTCTGATAGGCTTAAATGAACAACGTGTTCAGCATCAATTGCAAATTCGTTTTGTTCTTGGCTGAATCTTCCGCCTGATTGTGTTTGGAAGTTACCAGTGTAGTTCTTGTTTGCCGCTTGTGGGTATGTGCTACCGCCGCCGGTTACGTTACCACCTGGTGTGTTGATCTGTGTTGCAACAAGATCACGGAAATTAATGCTAAGATCCCTTATTACATATTGTTCCGGACGTTTTCCGTCTGACTCGTTAACAATTATCTTTGTTACCTTGCCCGGATCAACATAAAACCATTTTAAGGTTTCAGGATCTCTAATAAAGAAAGCATCGCCATACTTAAATGTATTACGAGCGATTCTAAAAATTCTTTGTTCAAACTTTTGCAGTTTAGCCCACTGTTGTAATGCTTGTTTCAACACGGTAACTTCCGTGTTGCTTGCATTTTGTTTGAAGTGTAGGTTAAACGGAGTACCGTTTGTTCTATTTTTTTGAGTTGAAAATTCTGCTAGTATGTCCAGTGCCGCATTTACTTCCGAATCGTTATCCATTGTTTCGTATTGCATGTAACGCTCAATACGATTTGGTGAACCCATGTAAACATCTGGCAAGTATGAGGAATAATTTGCACGAGCAGGACCCGCTCCGCCTCTACCACCAATGGGACTTGCTGTACCATCGTAGTTTGCATTACCAACCGGAGTAAAATATTTTTTCCAACTCATTTAAATTTCCTAAACTGAACCAGTTACGTTTTTCATTTCTCTAACTTGTCGTTTACCGTAATCTGCTGTTCTATTATTTATTTCTACTAATTGTAACACGTTACTATTCAGAGTGTCAAGTTTTTCATTGAGAGATTTTACCAAATCATCGCCGGCACCTGCTCCGGACACTGCTTTTGAAATTGCCTGCGGTGCTGAAGCCATTGCTGATTGTGCTTGTGCCGTTACCGCTGGCATTCCTGATTTCATTTTTGCAAATGCTTGGTTCAAACCTCCTGGAAATGCTGATAATAGTTCACCTTGCGGAGAATTTTTTGGAATAACTGCTTCCATTCCATGTAGTTTTGCACTGGTTTCCTTGCCAAAGTCTTTGAACAGTTTACCGTAAGCACCTAGTGTTCCTGCCATCATTTCTGGTTCGTCATTTTCTTTTCCGAAGCCAAAAAACGATTTAATGTTGTTCCACAAAGAGCCAATGCCTTCAGCCGCGTCTGTTGTAGCACTGTCGCCGCTGTCGTCTAGATCTGATTTTGCCAATAGATCATTAGTTCTACTTAAAACTTCGTTTAATTGTGCTTGTGCGTTATCTTTTCCTTCTTGGGTGGTTGCAGTATTAACTGCCCCTGACAACCTTCCTATATTAAGAATTAAATCTTCGATAGTTTTTTTCTGTGCTTCACTTAATTCTGTGTTATTGTCTAAAATACCCTGAAGTTTAACTACTGTTTGGTTTGCGCCTTCTATTCCAGGAACCATTGAAACGATTGATTTTGTTACCTTTTCAATTTCTTCTCTAGTAGTTTCTGTC